TGTACGATGCCTTAAGATATGGTATCATGTCAAGACCACGATTTAGTATCTTTGACTATGAGCCGACTAGATCACAAAGAAATAGTTTTCAAGTTGCTGATTCAACATTCGGCTATTAAAGGTAAGACACATGGCAGACAATAAAGAAATGTTCCTTGATGATAAAGCTATCAGTTTAGAGGACACAGAGGATTCGTCTAAAACAGATTTAGATAGTGCAAGTATTATTCCATTTATTATGGAAAAGTATTCCCGTGCAGAGGATCATCGTTTGCAGGATGAAACTCGCTGGTTAAGAGCATATAGAAACTACCGTGGTCTTTATGGCTCTGATGTACAGTTTACTGATGCCGAAAAGTCTAGAGTATTTATTAAAGTAACTAAGACAAAGGTTCTTGCAGCCTATAGCCAAATTGTTGATGTTCTATTCGGCAATAACAAATTTCCTATTAGTATTGATCCGTCTGAACTGCCTGATGGTGTAGTTGATTCGGTAAGCTTTGATCCTGCTACACCTGAGCAACTTGCATCATCGGACTTAGATAATTTTATTTCTCCCTACGGCTACAAGGGAGACGGTAAAACTATTCCGGCTGGTGCTACCGCCAAGACACTTAAAGAAAGCATGGGCGCTGAAGTTAGTAAGCGCCTTGAAGGTATTACAAATGTAAAAGAAGGTCCGGGCCTTACTCCCTCTTCTGTGACTTTTGAGCCTGCAATGCTTGCAGAAAAAGATGCAAAAGAAAATCATGGATCAGCTAGATGAATCCAGCGCAAATAAGCATCTTAGAAGCACAGCTTTTGAAATATCCTTGTTTGGTACTGGCGTTATGAAAGGTCCGTTTGCAGTTGATAAAGAATATCCCAACTGGAACGAAGAGGGCGACTATGTTCCTGAGTTTAAAACAATTCCTCAAGTAAGTCACGTATCAGTTTGGAACTTCTATCCTGATCCTGATTCCAATAACATGGACGAAGCTCAGTACGTAGTTGAGAGACATAAACTTTCACGTACGCAATTACGTGCTCTTAAGCGCCGCCCCTACTTCCGTAAAAACGTAATTGAGGAAGTTGTATCTCTCGGTGAAAACTACGTTAAGAAGTATTGGGAATCTGATCTTGCTGACTATGCTCCAGATCAGGGCATTGATCGCTTTGAAGTTCTTGAGTATTGGGGCATGGTGGATATTGATCTGCTTGAAGAGCAGGGAGTAGACATTCCAGATGAAATCAAAGACTTTGATGAGGTTCAAGCTAATGCTTGGATTTGTAATGGTAAGCTTCTTCGCTTGGTTCTTAATCCGTTTAAGCCTGCTCGCATACCTTATATGGCTGCTCCCTATGAAATGAACCCCTATAGCTTCTTTGGTATCGGTCTTGCTGAGAACATGGACGATACCCAGACGCTTATGAATGGTTTTATGCGTATGGCTGTGGACAATGCCGTGCTTAGCGGCAACATGTTAATCGAAGTTGACGAAACAAACCTTGTTCCGGGTCAAGATTTAACTGTATATCCGGGTAAAGTGTTCCGTAGACAGGGTGGTGCCCCCGGTCAAGCTATCTTTGGCACAAAATTCCCCAACGTTTCTAATGAAAACCTGCAACTTTTTGACAAAGCACGTGTACTTGCTGACGAATCTACTGGTTTTCCCTCGTTTGCACACGGTCAAACAGGTGTTATGGGTGTAGGCAGAACAGCTTCTGGCATTTCTATGCTTATGGGTGCTGCTAGTGGTGCCATTAAGAACGTAATTAAGAACGTAGATGACTACTTGCTACGCCCATTAGGCGAAGGCATGTTCAGATTTAACATGCAGTTTGACTTTGACCCTACAATTAAGGGTGATCTTGAGGTTAAGGCACGTGGTACTGAGTCGCTTATGGCGAATGAGGTCAGAAGCCAGCGTCTTATGCAGTTTTTACAGGTTGCAAGTAATCCAGCACTTGCACCGTTTGCTAAATTCCAGTATATTATTAGGGAGATTGCCAAATCTCTTGACCTAGACCCCGATAAAGTTACCAATGACATGGCTGAAGCTGCTATTCAAGCTGAACTTATGAAGGGTTTCCAGCAAGCTGCGCCTGAAGGTGCACCAGCAGGTGCTAATCCTATGGATATGACTAATGCTGGTGGTGGTACAATTGGTGTTGGCGCTGCTCCTACGCCACAAGAACAAGGATTTAGCGGAAATGCACAAGGAACTGCTCAGCCCCCTCAAGGGTCTGGTGAACAACCACTCCCAATGGTCTAAGTTTGAAGATTATCTTGATTCATTAATAGCGCAACAGCATAAACTCATGGAACAAACGGAGAATATGCAGGCACTACACAGAGCACAGGGTGCAGTTTACCAACTACGTAGATTAAAAATGCTTCGGGATGAAGTCTTATCTAAAGGATAAACAGCAATGGACGAACAAATGAACTTATTTGAGCATGGTGGCCTAATGCAAGAAGGTGGCATGATGGATAACGCTTCTGGTAATGAAGTACCTGTAGGCAGTACTCGTAAAGAAGTACGAGATGATGTTCCTGCTATGCTCAGTGAAGGTGAATTTGTTTTCCCTGCTGATGTCGTACGATACATCGGTCTTGAAAAACTTATGGACCTAAGACAACAGGCTAAATCTGGCCTTGCTCACATGGAAGATATTGGTCAGATGGGCAATGCTGATGAAGCAGAAGAAGACTTGCCTTTTGGTATGGATGATATTATCATTACTGTTGATAAAGGCGAACCTGTTGAAATGGCTGAGGGTGGCTATCTTCCTTCCTTCATGACTAGCAGAAAAGGTGATACCCCTATTGGTGCACCCTCTGCTGATGATGCTTCCTTTGTTCCTACTCTTACATATGAAACATATATGAATGACAAAGGACAATCCACTATTATTCCTCACTTTGGCGGTAAGCCTATTTATGCTCCCCCTGTTGGATATACTCTTGTAAGCGGCACTGGTGAAGGTACTGATACTACTACTGCTCCTGTTGTTACAGATAGTATTGAAGCTACTCAACCCGTAACTGGTGGTGGAGGTGGTGGTAACGCAGCTGCAGCTATGTTAGCGAATAGACCACAGCGTGAAGCAATTGATTATACTAAATTAACTGACGAAGAACTTGCTGATGCCTTTAGTAAAAATAGAACAGCTGCAGGTATTGCAACAGGTCTTAGTTTTGTAGCTGGTCCGGTTGGACTGCTTATGAAATTTGCAACTGGAATGGAGAAGCGCAATATTCTTAAAGAGTATGAGCGCAGAGGTCTTGAGGCACCAGAGGTTACTGAAGGCTTCCTAAGCAATCTGTTTGATAACGTTAAGAACCTGTTTGGTTTTGGTGATAAAGAAGAAGCTGCAGCACCCGCACCTACTAGGAGTACAGGTACAGGCGGTGGTACAACACCTCCTGCAGAAATAGACACAGCGACAGTTACTAAAGGAATTAATTTAGCTGGTGCTCCTACAACGCAAAGATTTTCGGACACTCAACTTTCGTTTGGTGCCGATGATACATCAAGTACAATAGGCACTGAATTTGGTCCTATTGGTTCTACACAAACGCTGTATGATGCTATGGTTAATGACGTTATGGGTGATGTTATGGCTAGAGATAGCCGTGTACCTGAACCTATCTTACCACCTAAACCTGTCACTGTAGCTGACCCAGAGAAGTATCCGGCTAGAACTTCAACGTATGGCATACCGCAAGATGGTGGTCCGAGAAGAGGTGGACCAAGAGGACTTGGTGGAATTAACCAACCACCTGAAATATTATCTCTTACAGATAGAGAGGATATTCCAAAAAGTTCATTTGATAAACGAGCTACTACAACTACAGAAAGACCAAGTAGTGCACCAAATGCTGCCCAAGCAAGACTTGAAGCCTTAAGAGCTAAGCAACAAGCACAGGCTGCTGAGGCAGCTAAGACTGCTGCAAAGAATACATTAGATGTTGCTAAAGAAGCATATCGTAAAGGTGCTACAGGTACACAAGTAGAACAAATCCTAGATGAAGGTAAGCGCATTAAAAATGTGCTTAATGCTAGAGCTAGTGGCGCAAGCGTTGGCTTTAGTAAAGGTGGATTAGCAGCACCTAAGAAGAAGAAGTAACTGCTATATTAGACTGGCCTACCCATCCCCCTTCCCAACATAGGCTACGGTGGCCCCAGTGAAAGAAACTAAAATGTCTGATACTACTATTTTGGCTGAAGATATGAAGCCGCAAAAAGCTACTGCATTTGCAAATCGTAAGTACACAAACGATGAACGGTTGCAGCGAGATGAAGAAGAGCTTGCAAGGCTTGTTGAAGAACACAAAGCACAAGCTGAACCTAAAGAAGAACGTGAAGACGACGATCAAATTGAACCCCGTGATGCAGAAGATAAGTCTTTTAAGAAACGGTATGGTGATCTTCGTAGACATTCACAACAAAAAGAAAAAGATTACGAAACTCGTATTCAAGCTCTTGAACAACAGTTACGTCAAGCTACTCAGTCTGAGATTAAGCTACCTAAGTCTGATGAAGATATTGAAGCTTGGGCCAGAAAGTATCCTGACGTTGCGGCTATCGTCGAAACTATCGCAATTAAAAAGGCACAAGAACAAACTGCTGGACTAGAAACACGTGTCAAAGAAATTGACGAAATGAAGTTGAGTGCTGCAAAAGAAAAAGCTGAAGCTGAACTTATGCGCTACCATCCAGACTTCGATGAAATTCGTTCCAGTGATGAGTTCCACGATTGGGCTGAAGAGCAGCCCCAGTGGGTACAGAATGCTCTGTATGAAAACGATACAGATGCAAAGGCAGCTGCCAGAGCCATTGATCTTTACAAGGCTGACAAGAATATCAAAACTAAAAAGCCTAGTAACACTGATGCAGCTAAGGCGGTGAACAGCCGAAATAGTAGAAGCAGACCTGAAGAAGATGCAACTTCGTCCTACTTTAAGGAATCCCAAATTGCAAAAATGTCTGCACAGGAATACGAAAAGAAAGTGGATGACATTATGGAAGCCATCCGTACTGGAAAATTCGTATACGATTTATCTGGCAATGCTAGATAAACACTTGACATACATTTTAAGTATGTTATAACTATACTATAAAGTGTTTAGTATGCAGGGTCGCTCCTTGTGTACTAACCTTATAACGGCAAATGACATAAGCTTTCGGACTTACCTAGTACATTTGGCCCGTTGAAATACTTCTACATAGCTGATCCCTATTAGTGTATTGATACGCACCCAAATAATATTAGCCTCTGACTATAAACTTATTCAATTTGCATCTGTATGATTCCAAAACTAAGGAGAACTATCATGGCTTTTGGAACCGCTAGCGGATACACGAACTTACCTAACGGTAACTTCTCTCCCGTCATTTACAGCAAACAGGTGCAGCTTGCATTCCGCAAAGCGTCTGTTGCTCAAGGAGTTACTAACTCCGACTACTTTGGCGAAATCGCCAATATGGGTGACTCGGTGAAAATCATCAAGGAACCCGAAATCTCGGTTTCGGCTTACCTGCGTGGCACAACTATTGCTATGCAAGACCTGACTGACAATGACTTCACCCTGACTATCGACAAAGCTAACTACTTTGCGTTTAAGGTTGATGACATTGAAGAAGCTCACTCGCATGTGAACTTCCAGTCGCTCGCTTCGGATCGTGCTGCCTATCGTTTGGCTGACCAGTATGACCAAGACGTTCTTGGCTATATGTCTGGTTACAAACAGTCGGCTCTGCATTCTGCTGCTAATACTGTTAACACCACTGTTAATGGTACTAAAGCTAACTCGTCTGCTGGTTCGGACGAACTGCTTGCAGTTAACAAAATTGACGCTGCTGCGTTCAATGCTGGTACTGCTGGTCAGTCGGTTGCTCTTCTTCCTCGTACAGGTGGTGCGACCGCTGTTCCTTCGACTGCTGGTGAAGCTAACCCCCTCCAACTTATTGCTCGTATGGCTCGTAAGCTCGACCAGCAAAACGTTGATTCGTCGGGCCGTTGGCTTGTTGTTGACCCTGTGTTCATGGAAATTCTCCGTGACGAAGACTCTCGGTTGCTTCAGGCTGATTGGGGTGGCAATGGTATCATGAATGGTTTGATTCTTAACAACCTGCACGGCTTCCGTGTTTACGTTTCGAACAACCTTCCTTCGATTGGTACTGGCGCTGAAACCAGTGCTGCTTCGAATGCCACTAACTATGGTGTCATCGTTGCTGGTCATGATTCGGCTGTTGCTACAGCTGAGCAGATCAACAAGACTGAGACTTACCGTGACCCGGATTCGTTTGCTGACATCGTGCGTGGTATGCACCTGTATGGCAGAAAGATTCTGCGTCCTGAAGGTCTGGTCAATGCGATCTGGAACCTTCGCTAATTAAAGAACAGGGAGTATCCTTTAATTAGGGTACTCCCACTTTTCGTTAAAAAAAGGACATCCTAAGATGGCTATTACAACTGCGATGTGCAACAGCTTCAAGCAAGAGCTTCTTGGAGGTGTTCACGATCTTGATACTGATACGTTAAAGATTGCTCTGATTAAAGCGTCTCCTGCTGGCACTTATGGTGCTGCAACAACTAACTACTCTAACATTACTTCTGACGAAGCTGTAGGTACTAATTATACTGCTGGCGGTCAGGTTCTAGACTCTCCAGTAATCTCCCTCTCGTCTGGTGTTGCCTTTGTAGACTTTGCAGACGAGACATTCACCAACTTGACTATCTCTGCTGATGGTGCCATTATCTATAATGCATCCAAAGCTAATAGAGCTATTGCTTTGTTTAACTTTGGTAGTACGGTTACTTCTACTAGCGGCGACTTTACAATCGTCTTCCCGACTGCTACATCTTCTACTGCTGTTATCCGTATTAGCTAACTACTAAAGGTATCACAACATGGCTTTGATTATTAAGGATCGTGTCAAGGTAGTATCTACTACTACAGGTACAGGAGTCATTTCCCTAGGGGCGGCTACTGATACCTTTGACACTTTTCAATCAGTTATGGTTAATGGCGATACTACGTATTATGCTATTGTGCATACTGCGTCTGGTGTAGACGAGTGGGAAGTTGGCCTTGGTACATGGAACACCGGAAACACTCTCACTCGTACTACAGTCATTGCTGGCAGTAGTGGCACTTCGGCAGTTAACTTTAGTGCTGGTACTAAAGAAGTCTTTATGACTTACCCTGCTTCTATTGCTGCCTTCACAGATGGAAGCGGCGATCTATCCAGCCTTATTGGACTTGGCAATCATACTACGGATGATCTTACTGAAGGTACTAATAAGTACTACACAGATGCTAGAGCACAGGCTGCTATTACTGCAGGTACTGGCGTCACTGTGTCTGCTGGTCAAGTTAGCATTGGTCAAGGCGTTGGTACTACTGCAGACGTTACATTTAACTCTATTGAAACTACGGATGGCCTTACTGTAAATGGTAACGCTACTATTGAGGGCAACCTGACAGTTAACGGTACTACTACTACAGTTAACGCTACTAACCTTGCTATTGCAGATAACCTAATCTATCTTAATGATGGTAGCACTATTACTAACCCTGACCTTGGTTGGGCTGGTAATTATAATGATGGCACGTATGCACACGCTGGTGTGTTCCGTGATGCGTCTGACGGTACGTTTAAGTTCTTTGACGGTTATACTCCTGAGCCTGACACTGCTGGCCTTGACCCTACTCACGCTTCGTATAATGACGCAGACATTAAGTTTGGCACAGGTTATGGAAACCTTAGTGGCAACGTAACGGGTAACGTCACTGGCAACGTCACTGGCAATCTTACTGGTAATGTTACAGGCAATGTTACTGGTAATGTGTCTGGCTCTTCTGGCTCGACTACAGGTAACGCTGCTACAGCTACCAAACTTGCTACTGCTCGTACTGTACAAATCTCTGGTGATGTAACTGGTAGTGCTACCTTTGATGGTTCAGCTAACATTAACATCGTCGCTGCAGTGCAAGATGATAGCCATGCTCACATTATCTCTAACGTGGATGGCTTGCAAGCTGCACTTGATGCTAAGGCAGATGATACGACTACTATTAGTGCTGGCACTGGTCTTACTGGTGGTGGCTCTATTGGTGTGAACAGAACGCTGTCGCTTGATACAACATACACTGATGGTCGCTACGTTAATGTTACTGGCGATACTATGTCTGGCGATCTTACTGTGCCAAACCTTATTACTACTGGTAACGTAGACGGTCGTGATGTTTCTGTAGATGGCACAAAGCTGGATGGTATTGAAGCTGGTGCAACAGCAGACCAAACCGCTAGTGAAATCCTGACTGCTATCAAGACTGTTGATGGCTCTGGCTCTGGCCTTGATGCTGACTTGCTAGATGGGCAGCAGGGCAGTTACTACCTCAACACGGCCACCACATTTGGCGGTGATGTAAGCGGCACCTACAATGCCATAGTCGTTGCTGACGACAGCCACAATCACATCATAGCCAACGTGGACGGCTTGCAGACCGCACTGGATGGCAAGTCGGCAACTAGCCACAACCACACGCTTGACGGCCTCTCCAACACGACCATCACCAGCAATACCTCTGGCGAAATTCTCAAGTGGAACGGTTCTGCGTGGGTCAACAACACGCTGGCCGAGGCTGGCATACAGCCCACTGGTAGCTACCTGACAGGCAACCAAACAATTACCCTGTCTGGTGACGCCACTGGCTCTGGAACTACATCTATTGTTGTTACTGTTGCAGATGACAGCCACAACCACATCATCAGCAACGTCGATGGCCTACAGACTGCACTGGACGCCAAGCTGAACCTGTCCGGCGGTACTATGACTGGCTCCCTTACAATGGGTGCTAATAATATTTATATGTCGAACTCAAATATTAGTGGCGTCAATAATCTCTATATTAACGACCCCGGAGAAGGTATTACTTTCCAAGGTACAACTAATGTAACTTTGGCAGCGATTGATGATGCTACTGATAGTATTATGGACTTTGCTGGTGCAACAGAATTACGCCGTAATAATAATAAAGTCTGGGACGCTGGTAATGATGGTGCAGATAGTGGCCTTGATGCTGATCTGCTGGACGGTCAGCAGGGTTCCTACTATGCGCCCAAAACAATAGGTGTTTATTATGTAACTGGCACAGGCACTGTAGCTGGAACGTGGACAGGCTCAAACTCCGACATTGATTCCTACTACGAAGGTCTTGTAGTAAAATTCAAGATCAACATTGCAGGTGCCTCTACCACCACCTTAAACATTAACGGTTTAGGTGCCAAAACGGTTTATCTTTATGGCACCACTAAGCTGACCACACATTATCCGGTAGGCACTGTTCTTGACCTAACCTACACGAATGACAATGGTGGCTCGTTCTATGCTACGATGTGGTATGACACCACGGACGACTATCGTATTCGCTGGCAGAACAACATTACTGCGGGGGCATACATCCACGGCTATCAGCTTCTGCTAGAAGGCATGGATGGCAAGTTCTACCCGGTTACTGAAGGCGGGGCAAATAGCACTACGAATACGGTATCGACTGCTTCATTTAAGCCGCAGGGCACTATGCTGTATTACGATACCAGCACAGACATTGCGGCTAATGCCACGACAGGCGGATACTCCCTCTATGAAGGCCTTTACACAGGCACAATGGAGTATTGGTCAAACCGCTCCACGACAGCATGGGCTACTACTGGACTGCCTGTATATCTCGTAGGGTCTATCAACTCCAGCGGTGCGTTCATCCTTGACAATAGCACCACGACAGCGTTCTTGACTCAAGACCTGCCCACCTCCGCTGATGGCAAGGTCTATATGCAGGTTGGTGTTATGAACAACACGACCGACGCTATACGTCTGGCCGTGAATCACCCAATCTTTGAATATATAGATGGGGCCATTCGTCCGTATGCGTATGATAGCGGCAACCAGACCATCACACTGTCTGGCGACCTTACTGGCTCAGGCACAACTTCTATAAACGCACAGATTGCTGCAAATGTTGTTGGCGCTAACGAGTTGAATGTGACCGGAAATGGTACAACGGCCCAATACTTGCGTTCTGACGGTGATGGCTCTTTCTCATGGGCTACTCCAACAGACACTAATACTACTTATAGTGCGGGTAGTGGTATCAGCCTTTCTGGCACTACTTTCAGTGTAGCTGCCGGGACTGGGCTTACACAAGACGCAGGTGGATTGTCAGTAACCGCAAACGGCATTAGTGCCGCCCAGCTTAATGTCACAGGTAATGGTACTACTACACAATACCTCCGCTCTGATGGCGATGGCTCCTTTACTTGGGCTACACCGACTGACACAAACACGACCTACGGCGCTGGCTCTGGATTAACTCTATCAGGCACTACATTCAGTCATTCTGATACTTCTTCTCAAACGTCTGTGAATAACTCTAACGGTGTTGTTATACAAGACGTATCTCTGGATACATATGGTCACGTTACTGGATTAATATCTGCTGATCTTGATGGTCGTTATTACACTGAGTCAGAATCTGACGCACGATATCTTCGCAAAAACACCAACGACACATCGGTCGGCTATATCGCTGCTGAAGGGTTTGTAAACACAGGGGCTGGCTCCCTGTCGATCTTCAACCCGCACAATGCTAACTATGCGACCACGACCTCAACAGTGACTGGTGCAATTAAGATCACGTTGCCAGTGTCTTGGACGAACACCATGATGCGGATGACTATCCGTATTTATGAGTATGCGACCAACGAGGGCTTCGATGTTGTTTGTGGCGGCTATAACTACAGTCCGAGTTCATCTTGGAGCAACCCGTTTGCCTACATCCTTGGCAACCCCAACGTAAACCGGAACTTCAACATCCGTTTCGGTCACGATGGCACCAATTGCTGCATCTACATTGGTGAAACTACGTCAACGTGGTCTTACCCGCAGGTGGCGGTGACGCAATTTGTGGCTGGATACAGCAACTATTCGGCTGAAACTTGGAATGACGGATGGGATATTGGCTTTGTCACAACGCTCGGCACGATAACCCAAACCATCTCCAACTCGGAAGTTGGTCGTTATGTGGACAACCAGCTTGTATTCCATGATGGCTATCACCCAAATGCTGATAAGCTAACTACAGCCCGCAGCATTGCCCTTACAGGTGATGTAACTGGTAGTGCTAGTTTCGATGGCGCTGCTAATATAAGCATCACTGCTACCGTTGCTGACGATAGCCACAACCACATCATCAGCAACGTCGATGGTTTGCAGACTGCGCTTGATGGTAAGTCAGCAACGAGCCACAACCACACGCTCGACAGCCTTTCCAACACGACCATCACCAGCAACACATCTGGTGAAATCCTTAAATGGAATGGCACAGCTTGGGTGAATAACACGCTGGCAGAGGCTGGCATTCAGCCTTCTGGCAGCTATCTGACGGGCAACCAGACCATCACGCTGTCCGGTGACGCCACTGGTTCTGGCACTACGTCTATTGTCGTTACTGTAGCAGATGACAGCCACAACCACATCATCGGCAATGTTGATGGCTTGCAGACTGCTTTGGATGGGAAGCTGAACCTGTCGGGCGGCACGATGACTGGGGTTATTACCAGTACTGGCGGTAGTACTACGGCAGGCGTCATAGAAACTGACGACACAGATCAATGGTGGATAAAGCTCTCTTCATATGATGTAGGTATATATTGGAACACTACCAACAACCATATAAACCTACGAAACACATATGGTAACTTGCAGTATAACGGCAACAATGTCTGGCATTCAGGCAACGATGGATCAGGCTCTGGCTTAGATGCTGACTTGCTGGATGGCCTTCAGGCCGCTTCGTTCCTACGCAAAGACACCAGTGATACATCCACTGGAACAATCAGCGCAGCCACCTTCAACGCCACCAGCACTACCAACGGCGGCTTCCAAGGTATTGATGCTGACACGGCAGCTTCTCCGTCCTTTACTTGGAGTGCTGACCTTAACACGGGCATCTGGCGTCCCGGTGCTGACCAAGTTGGTATTACTACTGGCGGCTCAAATAGGGTTACAGTGAGCACTACTGCTGTAACCTCGACGCTTCCGCATCGCATAACTGGAGGACAACCGTTCTGGGAAAATTCTCAAGCGGTTACATCTAGCTACACAATAACGGATGGATACAATGCCATGTCGGCTGGCCCGATCACAATCAACTCCGGTGTGACTGTCACGGTCGGCTCTGGTGAAACATGGACGGTGGTATAAATGAGCACACTCAAGGTA